GAAAGGAGACAATGAAATGGGAAGAGGAAGACCACGTAAAGAAGTTATTGAGGAAACTGAAGAAGATTTAAGGATCAAAGCAGAGGCAATGAAGAGGATGCAAAATATGGAGAATTTCCCAAGTATGAGCAATTTAAATAATCAAATTGAAAATAAAGAACAAGGAGAAAATCAAGAAAACCAACAACAAACTAACCTTGAACTTGCTGAGAAACAACAAAAAAAAGAAGAAAGAAAATTAAAACGAGAGACAAAGGATAGGTTAGCAAAATTAAATAGTTCTAAAGAATGGTGCTTCGAGAATACTATAGAAATTTCTCGAAATAATGAATCTTGTAAATATCAAACCGTTGCCAATGCTGAATTTCTTAGTAATTTACTAGACCGAAATATCGCAGTTTACGTTGGAGATTTGCAAAGAGGATGGCGTACAAATAGCAAAAATGAATTAGTAGCCGTGAAAAGTGAAAAACAAATAAAACTCATTCTTGACAGTCTTTTGCATAATCGAATGCATGGTGGTTTTATTACCCTTAATTTAAATCCTAAAGATGGATATGAAATTAATTTTAACGAAGATGATCATACAATATCAGGTTCTATTGATCAGAAATTACAAATCTTGGATGGGAATCACCGTTTAAATGCCTTTTCACGTTGGGCGAAATTATATCGACGTAATCCAAATTCCGTTCCAAATCCTGCTGAATATTATATAACTGTCATAATTGAAACGCTAGATGATGATTCAGCAAAATCACTTTTTTCAGAATACGCTACAAAACCTCTAAAAATAAATCGTAGTCGAGGGGAATACTTAAATGTAGAAGATAATACAAACAAATTATGCAGAGAAATAATGAAAAAATCTGACTTAAAAGTAGAAGTAATTTCCACAACCATTAAAGCCAATTCGGAAAATGTAATCACATTCGGAGTTCTTTCAAAAAATATTAAAGACAATTATGCTCCTAAAACTAAATTAGAAATTGAAGAATTAAGTAATTATCTCACAAATTTTATAGACACTTTAATAGAAATTTTTCCTGAATTTATGGCAAGTAAGGATTTAAAAAATCGTGTAAATCTTCGGAAGCAATTTCTAACAATGGAGGCTTTAAGTTGGGGAGGTTTCTTTAAAATTTCTAAAATAATTCAAGGTAAAGATATTGATTTAAAGAACCTTTTATCTAAGTTCAACTCAGAAGTAGAATACAAAGGATGGAAGGGGAAATTCTTAGATAAATCAAATCCAATCTTTCAGAAAGTTATGAGAGAGGGAAATAAGATGATTTCAACAAGTAGTAGTACAACGTGGATCAATAAAGTATATGTTGAATATGCTGTTGAAGGTAAAAGTTTAGACGAAATTGGGAAAGAAGAAGTAAAATAAAATCGTAAAAAATAAGGACTAATACAAAAAGTATTAGTCCTTATTAGATTATTAATATTTAATTTTATGTATTTCTTTAATAGGATCATAATTACACCAATTAAGTTTTGCTCCTTGTTTTAAATATTTTCTAATTGTAGACCTACATAATTTTAATTTTTCTACAATTCTTACAATATTTTTTTCACTATTCCATAAATCACAAATTGTTTTAACTAAGTTCGAACATGCATACTCGTAACACTTAAACCAATCTATATCATTTTCTTTAAAGTTTAACAATTGGGGTAATTTACTTTTCATTATACTACTTTTAATCCAATCTAATTCAGAATATCTACAATCCAATATTATATAATTTTCTATATTATTTTCTTTAGCTAATTCTTCTTTATCTTTGTCGTTTTTCTGAATTTCTGCCAAATCACCCCAATTTCCTCTTTTTTCTTCATAATGTTGCAATCCATGAGTTTCTATAATACAATTTATATCATTTATATAAAAATCATATCTATATGAATTACACCATTTAAATGTTATTTTTGTTAATTGTATTTGAAAATTCTTCTTTAATTGCTCTAAAAAATTAAAGAGAAATTTCTCAGTAAAAGGAATATGATCTGAACAACTAGGGCATCCAAAACCACTATTTATTAAATTGTTAAAATTTATTTTCTTTTCATGTCCACATTCAGGACATTTCATAGGAACTTTTTTATTTGATCCTCTGGAATATTTAAGTGCATCTTTTTTATTTATCAAATATTTAATTAAATGTGGATGAGTTATTGAAATGGAATTACATTGAGCACAACTAATATTATTAATTATTAAATTTGTAAAACCATTAATATTTTTCTGTTCCGATTCATGTTCTGGATGATCTAAACATTTAAACCAATATCCTTTTGCGTTTAATCCATTAGATCCATGAGTTATATCTTTAGGAGTTAATATCTTTCCTTTTTTACTAATGTTTAATTTATAATCCCATCGTAACATAATTTTATCTGCTTCATCTTTAGACAAATTAAGGTAACACCAATCATAAAAAGAAACCCATTGTTTAAATCCTGCTTGAGCACATTTATTACAATAATATTTCCCATCTTTGTGGACATATCTTTTATAATCTACCCATTTCATTCCTATTAATTCTTTACCACAACCATCACATTTAACATCTACCAAAGCACCAGACTTAAAAGTTAAATCTTCAACCTTAACTTTTATTTTAGTTCCTATTTTCATAGTATATTTTCCATTTATATTTTTTCTTCTTGGTATGTTATATCCTTTATTTTCATACCATTTTATTGTTTGATTTTTTAACCCAATTTCAACTTCTTTAGTAATTAACCCCATCTATCAATCTCCTTCCACTATTTAGAGACAATGGAAAGAAGAGATGTGATAGTGGCACACCCCTTCTTATTACGTCTAATCCTGTTGCAATCAAAATTAAGACAACCATAATAAATAAGAGGGCATATCCCTCTGAAATAAATCTCTCTATAAACAAACTTTATTCTTCTTTTTTAATAATAATCTTAGGGTAACTTCTAGCTGAAACATTAATATTATATTTCTCTTTTATTTCTTTATTAGCAGTTATCTTTACTAACCCGTAACTATCTAATATTTCTTGAATACTACGAACGAATTCTTTATTGTATGTAGCTTTAGCTGTTAAATAAGTACAGTCATACACTTTTGCAAATTCTCTAATTATATCTTCAATCATAAAATATTCTATATCTTGATTTTCTTTCAAATTACTTACTGCAATATTTAATACTTTTAATCTGTCTAATTTTGTCCTTATGATTTGTTTATCTATTAAACCTAATTCTATTAAATACATTTTAATTGTGTAAGGTGATCTATTTACTATTTCTCCGATTTGTTTTATACTCTTGCCTTGGAAATACAATTTACTTACAGTATCTATATTTATTTTATTGTCACTACGAACTATTTTATTATCTGCTCTAAATCTTGGTTGAATTGGTATATAATCATTAAATATTAATTTGTCCATTGTAAAATTTATTTTACCACCATCAATAAAATCTATATTATATTTTGGTTCTTCATTAGCAATATAGTATATCTCATAAATATGAGATTCATTTCTATTTAATTTATTTGAGACAGTTATCTTTGATATTTCTTTAAACCAAGTTTTATCTTGTTTATGTTTTACTAGTCTAATTTTCATATCATTAGTAATACCAACATACAACAACTCATTATCTATATTATAAAATTTATATACCAGACTATCCTGATTCATAATTAAATGACCTCCTACAATTTATTCATTATCAAACAACTCAATAGTTTCATCTTCTATTTCAGACATAAAATAAGAAGGTATTTCACCTTCAATAATTGCCCCTGCACATATGTAATGAGGATTCACAAATATCTTTTTATGTAATCCATCTTTATACCTTTTAATTAAACATATTCACTACCATATCTTCTATGGTATTAACCCTTTTTAATTTTTCCTTCTTTGAAAGATGTTTTACTTTTAGATAATATGGATTAACATATATAATATTAGCTAGACCGTTTTTCATACGTCTGATTAGTTTTTTAGTTTCTAAACCCTGAATAACCTGATACATTTTTCTAGGACTCATATTAGATAATTGGGCAAGGGTATTATGTGTTGGACATTCTTCTTTATATACAACTCTATAAGATATAGGATCAATTAATGGAATAATAGTATACAAAAATGCTTTTTCAAATATATCTAATTCATTGTCTTTTATTATATTTCCATTTTTGTAAACAATTATATCATTCCACATAAAGACATAAGAATCTTTATTATCAATCAAATACATAGTTTGTTCTGAAATAGGAGCAATATTGTATCCATGATTAGGATTTAAAGAAGAATATTTTAATGCGTATTCTTGCTCCTTGCTCTTTAAGAGTAATCTATTTTGAATTAGTTCTAATACTTCAAACTTAAAATTTTCTTCCCCATATTTATTCCAAGCGTTTTGTAGGTGCTTAGAATGATGCTTATTATTTTTCAATAATCCTTTATGCTCTTTAAATCTTTCTTCTATATGCTTAGAACTACCTATGTATATTTTACCGTTTATTTTATTCTCTATTTTATAAATTCCCATGTCCATACTTAAATGAACCTCCTTATAATTAATTATTTATATCAAGTTACATTAAATCAAACATTTTTACAGTATCTATTTCTAAATTCTTACCAGTTGCATAATAAGAAGGGCTTACATAAATTACTTTCTTATGTCCTGATTGTTTTAATTTAAACAATCCTTTTGCTTCAAGAGCCTTTACTGCCTTCCTAATGGTTCTTTCCTTTAACCCAATAATAGGTTCTAATTCTTCAAATGTAGGCACTTGACCATTTATCATAATAGAATTAGAAGGAAAGACAGTAAAATCTCTTAATACAAAATATACAAGTTTCTCGTTAACTTCTAATTGCATACTCAACAACTCCTCTAATTTAAAACGATATACAATATTAAAATCTCCACCTTCATAAGTAGTTTTTGTTTCTTTTTTAGGTGGTTTTTTCTTAGTTAATATTTGGTCAAGATGTACTCCACAAGCAACAGATTCTTTAAATCTTTCAATATTAAATGCTTCAATTTTTTCTTTAATAAATTTATCTAATTCTTTTTGTGTAAATATTTCACCAGACTTAATGGATACATAAGATCCACCTACCATATTTTTAAATTCACTATTTAATTCATCAACAAAATCATTCATTTCTGACATATTTAAATGCCCTCCTTTTTGGGTCAACAAAAACACCTACACAGCAAGCTTTACAGCAAGTCGGTATGTAGGTGCCGAATTAAGACCTGATAGCACCTATTAATATTTTTATAATTGCGTCATACTGATACTTTCTGGTGTTTGTTCTTCTTAGTTATTCAGTCTTTCCGTTCCCTTTCACTTGGGATTTTTCATATTTTGCTATTTCTGCTCTGATAATTCTTGATATTTGTTTTCTATTTTTTGAAAATGACAAAACATTAATATTTGCTTTATCATTAATAAACTCGTTATATAGATTAATCAATTCATCTTTTTCGCCCATAAAATGAATAAATACTTTAACTCCATAGTCCTTATCTTTTGATATTTCAATATTATTATATTTGTATCCCAAAGTGATAAGATAAGATATGAAATTCGTATCACTATATCTAAAATCTACTTGCATAATTAAATGCCTCCTAAATTTACTTCTTACTTCTTAGATAATTTCCTAAGAGTTCTCTAACAGTTTTGAGAATATTATTTTTACATTTACCAAATTCAATAAGATTAATTGAAATATTATTCGATTTATATTTTTGATAAATCTCAATAAATTCTTCTCTATTACCTTTATAATGTAGAAATACCTTTGGTTTATTTCCACGTTTTTCAACGATATCAAATCCAATTACTTCAAATCCAAGATAATTTAAATAAGCACAAAAATTAGAATCACTGTATCTAAATAAAACTTCCATAATTAAATGTCCTCCTTTTATTTTTCAATCCAAAAAGGAGAGTCACCCTTCACAGGACAACTCCCCCAAACCAAAAAACCAATCCCAATTAAGGTTTTTATTTACCTATAGAATCACACTACCTCATAAATATAATCTCAAATTTCATTACAATTGTAATGTAAATACAACCAAAATCCACACTAGGATCATAATAATCAACCCTGTTTTCAATCAGAATTTATTATGTATAAAATAATTCAAGAATGAAAATTGAAAGGCTTAGAAGTGAGTTTAAATGAATAGATATTATTGATTATTTTGATCTACATTCTTTTTATTAAATAAATCAATTACAAAATTACTACCCTTACTTGCCAAGAATCCAGTTACGCCTATATCAGCAATCCAATAAAGCACATTATATCCAACTTTAAATTGACTAACTAAATCTACAAAATTAGTAGCAGGTACAAAACCCAAAGGTGTTAAAATACTAGTTCCAGTGACTAAAGCAAGAAACATTGCTATAATGACACTAACTCTTTGAGTATTATTGTTACTAATTACCTCTTTATAAACTTGAGTGACACCAAGAGTTAAAGTGCCTAATACCATAAAACTTTGTAATGCTGTTGCAATATCCATAAAAACATTCTCCTTAATTATTATTTATTTATTTTTTCTCCAAATAATTGTTTTTGTTTATTTTTAATATAATCACGAATTGGTATTAATCCCATACATCCTATGTCTATAAAATTTTCTAAAACGCTAGATAATTCTACCAATATAATCGCATTATAAAGTATTCCAGAAATTTCTTTACCAAACAAAATCCCATCAACGATACATAATTGATTACATATGTATAAAAGAGATGCATACAAGATGGTTTTCAAGCACAGTCCATTTTTAAGTTGTCTGCTAGTAAGCTTTTGATCTATCCATCCTTGTTTATAATTTTTAAAACTCAATGAACCATAATTTGCTACAACAATGCTCAAATGTTTTGTTACAAGATCAATTATTGTTAAAATGACTATAAATAATATAATTTCTCTGGGATACCCAATAGCTGATAAAAAAACACCAAAAATAAAGCTTAAAAAGAGTATTCCTTTATCAAAGAAACGTGATACAATATCAAATCCTGCTTGATAAACTTCACCCCACATATCATCATCATCCACCTCTCTTATATA